TTAATAATAGAATTAGAAATTTAAGAAGATTTGAAGGTGACACTGTTATAGAAAGTAGATTTGGTCAATCAATTAGATTTGGTTCATATGACGACAATCGTAAAAATGATGTAGGTTCTTATGATGATTATAAATCTATCAATGGTATTGATAATCCTTACTCCAAACTACCTGCCGGTGGTGGGAATCCAATGATTTTGATACGTAATCGTCAACGACCTGTATCTAAACAGAATACACCATTAAATGAAGTTAATGTTGGTGGATATATTAGTGAAGACATCAATGGGGATGGTTCATCAATTCATATTACATCCGGTCTAACTACATCAAAATTTAAAACTACAGTTTTAAAATCGTATTTTGGTAGCGATAAACACGAAGAACAAGGTGGATATTCTCCGCGTGGTTGTACTACATTCACTTATCCAAAGTTAACAGGTGACCAGATTGTTATCAACTCGGATCGATTGATATTTCAATCCAGAGCACAAGAAACGTTGCATTATTCCAAGAAACGATATATGGTTGTCACGGATGCTGAATATACTGTGGATGCGGATAAACAAATTGTTTTTACGACAAATCAAAAAACTGTGTTAAATTCACCCGCGATTTATCTCGGTGAATATAATAATTCAAATGAGCCGGCAATTTTAGGGCAAACATGTGTAAATTGGTTGTATGATTTATGTAATTTATTAATTGAGCATACGCATTATTATGCGCATACACATCCACACACAGGTCGTGAGAATCCCGCGCATACACAAGCATTAGTTCAACTACAACAGTTAGTGGATTTACGTGATAGTCTTTATACTATGTTGAGTCGCCGCGTATTTTTGACCGGTGGCGGATACGCTGATGGTTTGAATGGTGGTGGGTTAAACGGTCTTAGTGTTACCGGAATTAATGCTGGGGAATTATCTCCAGCCGGAATTCCGGGTGGATGGAATGGTAGAAATCGCAGACTCGATGGCTCATTAGACCCAGCCGCGATTGATAATGCCACTGCGGGATTGCAAGATGCGATGAAACAATTTATATCGGACAATATCGGTACAATGAGTGAGGCAGATTTAAAAAATATATTATCACAAGCGGTTGATGCATCATTGATATAAATTATGAATACAAATATTGGATTAAATGTTGGTGGGGTTGGTGTTGGAACATCAATTGGGTCAAATGGGGTTGGTATTGGCGCAATTGGCGTTGGTGGTGGAATGTCTGCGCCCTCCATTCCATTAGTAACAACTGCACCAAGTGTCTCAGTGGGTGTGGGAGTAACTCTTGGCGGGCCGGGAGGAGTTAAAGTTACGGTGAAATTGCCACCATTCCCAAAAATTAAAATATCTAGTATTAAAATTCCCAAACCAAAGATTAAGTTACCAAAATTGCCACATTTTACGCCACCGTCATTTCACCCACCCAAAATATCAGTTAAAATGCCAACGTTGGATATGATTAAAATGCAGGTATCTGCAATGTTAAAGGCTAAGATATCTTTTATGATTTCCACAGCAAAAATTAATGTGGGTGTATCATTTACTACATCATCCGTTGTTCCTGTTGGGATTTCTCTTCCGACTCCGGCAATCGGTGTTGGTGTATCAATTCCGGTCGTTCGTTCAACGATATAATAATTATAAAATATTTTAGTGTGTAAATGTTGTGTTTCATATCTATTTATACATATGAATATTATAGAATTTAAAACCATAATCAAAGAATGTGTTCGAGAAGAATTAATTAATATGTTTGGTACAGAACCCGGAACTGTATCAACGAAATTCACGTCAGCACCAACAAATGTGATGACACAGAAACAGAAGCTTCAGAAACCATCCACACAACCCCAAACATTATCATCAATGTTAAATGAAATTGATGATTCTTCTGATGATACAGTTCCAGTTCAAAAAGAATTTAAGAAATACACTAAAAATGAAATTTTAAATAAGATTCTTAATGAAACTAAGGCGTTACCTCCGGAGGGTTCTATGGTCTCCGGTGTCAGTCAAATTATGGAAGATTCTACTGGGACAAGGATTGTGACTAAATCCGATGCAATGTTAGAAAGTGTTGATGATGTTAAAGCGGTTGCTGTGTTAAAAACAGCCTTTACTAAGGATTATTCTAAGTTATTAAGAGCAGTCGATAAAAAAGTAAATGGTGGATCAATTCGAGGATTGGTCACAATTGATGAATCAATAGATGCTACAGAATTATAATGAGCAGTGTAAACAACATATGTATGTCGTGTTATCCATTAGGTTTAACTATTCCGTATACAAATAGTGACAATGGTTATTTTCAACAAACCTTTGATACAAATTCTAGAGTTAAGCAAAATTTAATGAATTTCATCAATACTCAACAGGGAGAGAGACGATTTCAGCCCACATTAGGTACAAGATTAAGGTCTTTATTGTTTGAATTTAACGACCCAAATACTCGGGAAATTGCTAGAAATATTCTGACCGACGAGTTTTTTACATGGGTTCCTGAGATAATTATTGATAATATATCCATTAATAATGTGGAAAATTCACAGAATGTTGATAATTATAAATTGTTACTTACGATATCGTATACTGTGAAACAAACGAAACAACAAGAATCGGTGTCTATTGTAGTAACCAAGAATTAATTATGTCAACTATACTAAATAAATCATTTGCGCCAAATCAAAAAACTATTAAATATCTTGGTAGAGATTTCAATCAGTTTAAGTCCAATCTCATAGAATTTGCTAAGAATTATTATTCAAAAACATATACGGATTTCAATGACGTTTCTCCTGGTATGATGTATATAGATCAGGCAGCATATGTTGGTGATGTGTTATCATTTTATATCGATTATCAATTTAAGGAAGGATTGATTGATTACGCAGAAGAACGTAAAAATGTGGTTAATTTGGCCAAATACCTCGGTTATATTCCGCGTCCAACCAAACCTTCGGTTGGTTATTTAGATGTTTATCAATTGGTACCAGCACTAAAAATGACAGGTTCATTTGGTCCAAATTTAAGATATGCATTAAGAATAGAAGATGGATTGGAGACCGTATCATCCAATAATGTTTCTTTTATTACTACCGATGTGGTAGATTTTTCCGTAAATTTGCCAAGTTCTCCGCTTACGAGTTCCGTGTATTCATATGATTCTACCGGTGAACCAAACTTCTATCTGTTACAAAAAAATGTTGAAATTTTTTCTGGTAAAAATGTAACGACGCAATTTTTTATACCATCAACATTTACTCCAAATTTATCATTATCATTTCCAGACAATAACATTATCAAGATTAATAACGTCGTTGATTCTGAAAACAACCAATGGCATCAAGTTGATTATTTAGCTCAAAGTTTAATTGAACTTCCACTTGAAAACAATCAATTAAATTTTGAAACATTTTATAATTATAAATCTACCGTACCGAGTATACTAACATATCTACGAACCAACAGAAGATTTACAATTGGTGTTGACGAAAATAATATCACGTCAATGAATTTTGGTCCATCGGACGCAAACGTATCCGAAGAAATTGTGATACCAAATTCAGAAGTTCTTGGGGCGGGCTTTTCAAATTTAAACAAATACAATTTGACTTTGGATTCTACAAATTTTGTTCGATCGTCCGCATATGGGATATCTCCATATAATACAACACTTACCGTGAATTATGTTGTTGGTGGAGGCATTGAATCAAATGCTCCATCGAATTCAATTACAACTATTAGTGGAATTTCAATTACAGAATTACAAAATTATTCAACTTCCGAAATTGATATAGTTAACTTAATTAAAAGTAGTATTAGGGTAAATAATTCAATGCCGACTACTGGTGGAGATGAACAGGAAACTGTTTATCAAATTAAACAGAATGCTTTATCAAATTTTTCGGCACAAAATAGACTTGTTACAAAGGAGGATTATATATCTAAGGTGTTTAATATGCCGGCCGAATATGGTTATATTGCAAAAGCATATGTAACAACGGAATCCGATTTAAACACTCAAAACACGTCTTATATTAAAGGATTGTTAGACCAAAATAACAATATGATATTGGATGATAGTCAAAAGAATTTTAGAAAAATTAATATGGATGGTAGTAATCAATTTGGTGTTAATTTGTATTTATTAACTTATGATGACAATAAAAATTTAACTCAAATTAATGACGCGATTGCTTACAA